ATGAAAGGTTTGTTCAACCCCACCGACACTATCAGCAAGCAGTTCAAGAACGGCATGATGGGTACTGGCGTATTGGGCTTTGAAGAAATCAATATGTCTCAGTCCATCAAGCAGTTCACGACTGGTTCGCGCAGTGCTACGGCCTCCACGACCACCGGCGCTGCTGTGACCTCTGAAGGTTCTGCTACCCTGACCTTGACTCAAGGTTCGGTGACTACGACCATCAAGGCTGGTGACGTGTTTACGATTGCTGATTGCTTCTCTGTGAACCCACAAACCCGTGAAACCACTGGTTCGTTGTTCCAGTTCGTGGCTTTGGCTGACGCTACCGCCGTGTCTGGCACTTGGACTGTGACCGTTGCTCCTATGTACTCGGCTAACAGCGCCTTGGCTACCGTGGACGTTCTGCCGCAAAACAGCAAAGCCGTGACCTTCGTTGGCGCTGCTTCTACTGCTTACGCACAGAACTTGGTGTACCACAAGGACGCCATCACGTTTGCTACGGCTGACTTGTTGCTGCCTCAGGGTGTTGATATGGCAGCCCGCGCTGTTCATAACGGCATCTCTTTGCGTGTCGTTCGTCAGTACGACATCAACAACGACCGTATGCCTTGCCGTATTGACGTTCTGTATGGCTTCAACACTATCCGTCCTCAAATGGCTTGCCGTATCTTTGGCTAAATTGAATGGGGCTTCGGCCCCTTCTTCGTAACATTTTTTAAAGGAAATTATCATGGCTCTACCTAATGGCGCAGGCGGTTATCAAGTTGGTGACGGCAATCTGACTGAAGCACAACTGTTTGTACAAACCGTTCCCGCAACTTTGACCGGCGACACCACGTTGACCGCAGCACAAGTGGCAGTTGGTTTGGTTGTTTGCAATAAAGGCAGCGATGCCGCATTGACCGTTACGTTGCCCACGGCAGCGTTGATTGATGCAAACATCACAAGCGCAAAAGTTAATTCTGCTTTTGAGTTGACAATTTGCAACAACAACAACAGCGGTGCATCGTCTACCCTTACCGTCACAGCCGGTACTGGCATCACGATCTTCGGTTCTGTTACCGTCCCACGTTTCGGTTCTTACACGTACCGTTTTGTGAAGACTGGCGACGCTGCTTACTCGGCATTCCTGAAGTAATTTAAATGGGGGCTTCGGCCCCTGTTTTTAAAGGAAACAATCATGCCTAATACACAAGCTGTCGGCGTTGCATATAGCGACCCCGAATTTACTACCTGCTACGCAAGCCAAGAACTCGGCTACAGCGCAGCGGCTCAAGGTGCTGTGACGCAATTGACAGACAAGTCTACAGGGGTAACTCTGAACAAGTCTGCTGGTCGCATCACAATGAGCAACGCAGCTTTGGCTGGAAGTGCTGCTGTGTCGTTTGTTTTGACGAACAACTTGATTTCTGCTAATGACACAATTGTTGTATGTGTTTCTAGTAACACTACTGGTAGTGCTGCTGGGGCTTACACCACATACGTTTCTTATCTGGCTACCGGCTCTGCCTTGATTACGTTGCGGAATTTGACTGCGGCTACTTCATACTCTGAAGCTGTCATCATCAACTTTTCAATCATTCACGGCGCATCGTAAACTTTGCTTAACAAACGGGGGGCTTCGGCCCCCTTTTTGGGTATGAACATCTATTTAATGCACCCCGTCCACGGTACAAAAGTTGCAACTATGGAACTTGAGGCCGATGGAGATGAACAAAATGGTTGGTCGCGGTACAATCCCGATGAACCGGCCCCAATTTCTGATTCAGAAATGAATGCGCTGAACATCAAACGCAAATACACGCGCAAGGCTGTAACCGAGGAAATTTAACATGGCAATTTACACCGCAGCAGACCAAATAAATCGGGCGCTCCGACTTCTTGGCATCCTAGCTGAAGGTGAAACGCCATCAGCGGAAACATCGCAAGATGCTTTGGTTGCTCTAAACCAAATGATTGACAGTTGGAATACTGAGCGTCTTTCAATATTTAACACAATTGACCAGACATTTACTTGGCCTGCCGGTGAAATCCAACGCCACCTTGGGCCAACTGGTGCAAGCATAGGCGGCTTTAATGGCATTCGTCCTGTTCTGTTAGACGATTCAACCTACTACCGCGACCCAGGCACTAACGTGTCTTTCGGCATTAAGTTTATTAACCAACAACAGTACGATGGTATTGCTGTTAAGACGGTAACTTCTACTTATCCACAAGTGATGTGGATCAACATGGAGTACCCCAACATTCAGATGACGGTCTATCCCAAGCCCACAAGGGATTTGGAATGGCACTTTATTTCGGTGCAGGAACTAGACCAGCCTGCTACTTTAGCTACTCAGATTCTTTTCCCGCCAGGCTATCTGCGTGCGTTTACCTACAACTTGGCAATGGAGTTTGCCCCTGAGTTTGGCGTTGAACCTAGCCCCCAAGTGTCTCGGATTGCAATGACTAGTAAGCGCAATCTCAAGCGCATCAACAATCCTGACGATATTATGTCTATGCCGTATTCGCTGATTGCAACTCGCCAGCGGTTTAACATCTACGCAGGAAACTACTGATGAAAACGCCAATTCTTGGCGCATCGTATGTTGCACGCAGTATCAATGCTGCGGATAACCGCATGGTCAACTTGTTCCCTGAGATTGTCCCAGAGGGCGGCAAAGAGGCTGGATTCCTAAACCGAGCACCTGGCCTTAACTTTCTTCAGACCGTAGGCACTGGCCCTATTCGCGGATTGTGGGCGCACCAAACTAACGGCAGCGACTTCTACGTTGTGTCTGGTACAGAAGTCTATAAACTTACAGGATTGACCGCAACGCCCACCAAGATTGGTGATGTATCGGGAACTGGCCCCGTTTCAATTGCTGACAATGGCGCGGTAATCTTCTTTGCCTGTAACGGCCCTAGCTACACCTACTACGAACCAACCGGTGAGTTTAATCAGATTACGGATGCCAACTTTGTTGGCGCTGTGACGGTGGCTTACTTGGATACGCAGTTTATTTTTAACGAACCAAACAGCCAGCGTATTTGGAGCGTGGACACCATCAACCCAGCTAACGGTGATTACATTTACCCGCTAGTATTTGACCCGCTTTACTTTTCTAGCGCCGATGGTTCGCCCGATGGCGTAGTTGCAATCAATGCAGACCACCGGCAGCTTTGGGTGTTTGGCACAGACTCAACTGAAGTTTGGTACAACGCTGGACTTGCCAACTTTCCATTAACGCCCGTTCAAGGCGCTTTCAATGAGATTGGCTGTGTAGCCCCATTCTCAGTTGCCAAGCTGGACAATACCCTGTTCTGGCTCGGTACAGACGCCCGTGGACAAGGTATTGTTTACAAGGCCAATGGTTACGGTGCTTTGCGTGTATCTACGCACGCTATTGAGTACGCAATCGCACAATACGGCAATTTGCAGAATGCCCTTGCCTACACTTATCAGCAAGAAGGTCATGCTTTTTATGTTTTGACGTTCCCATCTGACAATGCCACTTGGGTTTACGATGTGTCAACTCAGGCTTGGCATGAACGTGCTGGATTTGAGTATGGCAATTTTGTTCGTCACCGTAGCAACTGCCAATGCAACTTTGGTGGGAACATCATTGTTGGTGACTTTGAAAACGGCAACATCTACACGTTTGATTTAGATGTATACGCTGACAACGGACAAATTCAAAAGTGGTTGCGCTCATGGAGGGCATTGCCTACCGGACAAAACAACCTTAAACGCACTTCCCAACATAGCTTGCAGCTTGATTGCGAGACTGGTGTCGGACTAAATAGCGGTCAAGGTTCTGCGCCAGCAGCAATGCTTCGTTGGTCTGACGATGGTGGTCACACTTGGTCAAATGAACATTGGCGAGATATGGGCGCTATTGGACAGTATGGCTACCGCACGATCTGGCGCAGGCTTGGTATGACGTTGAAGATTCGTGACCGTGTTTATGAAGTTTCCGGTACTGATCCAGTAAAGATTGCAATCATGGGCGCTGAACTGCTAGTTTCCCCAACTAATGCGTAATGGCTACACAAAACGTCAACCAAATCACAGCACCCCGTGTTGATCTCATTGATGAGAACACTGGCAAGATTCGCCGTGAGTGGTATATGTTTTTGTACAATCTGTACACAATTACAGGTGCTGGTTCAGGTATTACCCCAGTAACAAATGGCGGGACTGGACTAGGTACAATACCTACAAATGGTCAGTTGTTGATTGGTAATGGCAGCGGGTATTCCTTAAATACACTTTTTGCAGGTACGGGAATTTCTATTGCCAACGGTGTTGGCAGCATTTCCATATCAAGTAGTGGAGTGCAGTCTGTAACGGCTACCGCACCAATTGTGTCATCCGGTGGGGTAAACCCTAACATTAGCATTCCAGCGGCTAGTGCAAGTGTAAATGGATACTTGACATCAACAGATTGGAATACGTTTAACAACAAACAGTCTATTGCTGCACCAGTTACTAAGACTGCTGATTTTACGGTTGCTGCAACTGACCTTTGGCTAATCAACAATAAATCAGGTTCAACCTGTACTGTTACCTTACCTACGGCATCTGCTTGGATTGGTCGTCAATTGATATTTAAAAATATGCAAGCGCAATTATTGGTGTCTGCATCAAGCAATGTTGTACCGTTAGACAGCACAACGGCTGGGACTGCAATTCTATTGAATGTGGTAGGAAACTGGGCGACAATGGTATCTGACGGAACTAATTGGGTAATTATGCAAGCAGCATCTAACAATAATTTGTTATTGGAGTGATATGACTGATTTGCAAATTGATATGCGGACTAAAGTGGAAGCGTTGCAAACTGAACTTTTAAAACTTCCACAGTATGAACCTATTACAAAGCATACTTTTCATGGTGGGATGTATTGCAGAGAAGTTTTTCGTGAAGCTGGTATTTTAATTGTAGGCAAGGTTCATAAAAAAGAACATTTTTACCTTGTTGCTGGTGGCACTGTAGCCATTACAACTGATGACGGCGTGCAAGTCATAACTGGCCCTCATTTGCTATGTAGCAAGCCTGGGACAAAACGTGCAGTTTATGCCGAAACGGATGCATTATGTATGACTTTTCACCGAGTAGAATCAAATAATGTAGAAGACGCTGAAGCTGAATTGGTAGAGCATGATCCTGAATCCATGTTTGGCATTGGCAATAAAGTCAAAATGAAGGAATTAACATGACATTCTTATTTGCAGCGGGTGGTGCAGCTTTAGGTGCTGCTGGAATTGGCGGTCTTAGTTTGGCAACGGGTGCAACTCTTGGCCTTGGACTTGGCTCTGCTCTCAATTCATCTAGGGCTTCTGGTCAAGCTGCTCAAACACAAGCAGACGCAGCCAATCGTGTTGCTGATTTGCAAAAGTCACAATTTGAACAACAAATGGCTTTGCAGGAACCGTATAGGCAAGCGGGTATTACGGGGCAAAACCGATTGATGGAATTGTTAGGACTTGGTGGGAATGCCGGTTCTGCGGGTTATGGCAAGTACGGTAGAGACTTTAGCATGGCTGATTACCAAGCAGACCCAGGTTACGCATTTCGATTGAGCGAAGGGATGAAGCAATTAGGCCATTCTGCTGCCGGTCGTGGTGGCGCTATTTCTGGTCAGACAATGAAGGGCATTCAAGACTATGCCCAAAACTCGGCGTCACAAGAGTACAACAATGCGTTTCAACGCTATCAGCAAAATAGAACTAATCAACTCCAACCTTTGGGCAACTTAATGGCTTCTGGTCAATCTGCTGCTTCTAATCAAGGTTCTGCCGCAGGAAATTATGGAACGAATGCTGGCAACGCTTACATGGCTGCTGGTCAAGCAATTGGCGCTGGTCAATTAGGCCAAGCAAATACGTTGGCTAATGTTCTTGGTTCTACTGCAAGCGCATATCAAAACCAAACAAACTTCAATGATTTTTTAAATCGGCGTCAGTCTGGTGGAAACTATATGTATAGCGATCCTAGTCAAGTAGGCCCACCTACTTCAGCTATGAATCAATACCAATACCTCCCATAAGGAAAATAAATTATGGCAGATTTAAATGCACTAATTGCACAAGGCTATCAGCCTCAAGCACCGGTTGATCCCTTTGCTCAATATGCAAAGATGCAGCAATTGAATGTTGGCGAAAACCAAAATGCTTTGGCTCAGTACCAACTTGCACAGGCTCAACGCGCTGATGTTCAAGCAAATGCTTTAAATCAGGCTTATGCTAGCGGCGTTAATCCAGACACAGGTGAAATGGATTATGGAAAAGTTCGCAGGTCTTTGGCTGCTGGTGGCGCTGGAAGTCAAATTCCTAGCCTTGAAAAAACACGACTTGAGTACGAAAAATCAGCACTTGAACAGAAAAAATTGTTAGGTGAAATTGCGTTGCAACCAGTAGCTTTGGCAGAAGCAACCACAAAAGCAGTAGACGCGCAACTAAAACAGTCTAGAGAACGATTGAATCAAATTGACCCATATAGCCCTAATGTTGGTCAACAATTATTGGCATGGCATCAGTCTAATCATCAAGGTTTATTGGGTGAAACCCTTCGCGCCAATGGTTCTACAGCAGAACAAACTCAGGGCGATATTCAAGCCGCTGTTGCGGGTGGGCCAGCAGCAATTGCTAAATTTATACAGCGTTCAACGCTTGGACAAACAGAATTTGAAAAAAGCATAGCGCCTGCTCCTGAAGCAGTTACAGATGGAAAAACTAAATTTTTTGTAGACAAAAATCCAAGAAGTCCTACGTTTGGTAAAAAAATTGGTGGCGAAGGATTTGCAGTAGGGGTTAGCCCTGATGTTTCTGCTCGATTGGCATTTGACCAACAAAAGTTTGCATGGGATAAAGCCAACCCAGGTTATCAACTTGAACAAGATGCAAACGGCAATTTCTTTGGAATTAACAAAAAGACGTTGCAAGCTACTCCAATCACGGTTGGCAATACAACACCCGCTGGCGCTGGTCGCGGCTCTGTTGGCGTTACTGATGGTGGCGGTGTTCCGTTTGTTGGAAAGTCTGCTAGTGGAACTGAAGGAGAGCGCAAAGCTGCCACATTGTTGCAACGCTTGCAATTCTCTCAAAGTCAATTGACTCAGGCTTTGTTAGATGATCCTAACGCAGCAAAACCAGGCGTATTTACATCAGCAATAGGTAAATTATCTACTCCATTGGCAAACACATTGACTCCAGAAGCACGTCAGCGCGTGGAATCCGCACAGTTAGATATGCTTGATGCCGCATTGACCCTTGGAACTGGAGCAGCTTATACCAAAGAACAACTTGAAGGATACAGAAATTCTTATTTCCCTTCAGTTGGCGATGAACCAAAACAAGTAAGAGATAAAAAAGCACGTTTAGAAAACGTAATTGCTGCTGCAAAAATTGCCGCTGGAAAATCAGAGAAATTAGTTCCAAGCGCACCTAAACCTGTTTCTTCAAGTGATGTAATGAATCAAGCCGATAAGATTCTTGAAGGGAAATAACATGGCTACTGCTTCCGAATACGCCCAATGGATTGTTGACAATAGCAACAAAAAAGGAACCGTTGATTTTGATATGGTTGCAAAAGCCTATCAGCAAGCAAAAGCAACTGAAGTTGAGCAGCCAAAGGGATTTGAACCCATAAAAATGTTGATGAATGCTCCAAGTAGTTTGTATAAAAACACTATTGGTGGCATTTCTGAAGTAGTGGCAAATCCTTTAGGAACCGCGCAAGCATTAGGTGACATTGCTGCTGGTGGTTTTTACAAGGCAATGCCTGCTTCGGTGCAAAGGGGTTTGACTGCGCTTGAACAATCACCATACAACCCACTTGGAAATCCCGCTGCATTGCAACGTGCACAAAATGTTGCTGGCGCTGTTGGTCAAGATTACGCTAACACATACGGAACTGCTCAAGGTTTTAAGCAAACAATGCAGGAAGACCCTTTTAGGGTTGTTGGAGATGTGTCCATGTTGTTGGGTGGCGCTGGCGCTGCTGCTAAAGCTGCTAATTTGGGCAAAACAGGAAATGCACTTGCACAAGCATCTCAGCTTACAAACCCAATCAATGCCCTTGTTAAACCGGCAGCATCGGTTATTAGTCCCACTATTTCTCCACAAATTCAAGCCTTAATGAAAGAAGGCGTTGTACCTACGGCTGGTCAAATTCTTGGTGGCGCTTACAAGCGCGGTGAAGAAGCCTTGACTAGCGTTCCTGTACTTGGCGACTTTATTAAAAACGCACAATCAAGAGCAGCGCAACAAGTAAATACTGCTGCGTTTAATCGCGCACTTACACCAATTGGTGAAAAACTTCCAGAAGGCGTTGTTGGTCGTGAAGCTGTACAGTTTGCATCAGAAAAGCTGGATGATGCGTATGGAAAACTACTTCCAAAGATGACTGTTGTGCAAGACACTCCATTTCAAGCTGAAATTTCCAACTTGAGAAACATGGTTGATGGTGGGGCAATCAATCAAGCCTCAAAAGATTTTTTTAATAAATGGCTTGATAACAACGTCTTAAATAAATTTCAAGGACAAGGCGCTGTCACGGGGCAAACTTTAAAACAGATTCAAAGTGATTTGCGAGAAACAATTAGTCGGCTTGGTGTATCAACAGACGCAGACCAAAGGTTAATTGGTGATGCTTTAAAAGAAGCGCAAGATCAAGTTCGCCAGTTGGTTACTAGAAGCAACCCGCAATTTGCAACAGAATTAAAAGCTATTGATACCGGATATGCAAACTTTAAACGTGTAGAGCGTGCGGCTTCTAGCCTTGGTGCGGAAGAAGGAATTTTCTCGCCTGCTCAATTGCAAAGTGCAGTTAAAGCAATGGATCGAAGCAAAGACAAAGGCCAATTCGCCAAAGGCGAAGCATTGATGCAAGATTTGTCTGAGAATGCAAAAACTGCTCTTGCAAGTAAAGTTCCCGATTCTGGCACACCATATCGCGCATTGGTTGCGGCTCTTGTTGCTTCCGGTGGCGCTGGCGCTGCGGGTCTTCAAGGGGCATCAACAGCAATTGCCGCACTTGCCGCATCTCCTTTGCTATATTCACAAGCTGGACAAAATACTCTGGCAGTATTGCTATCTAAAAGACCGGCAGTTGCAAATCAATTAGCTGCACAACTAAGTGGTAATGACCCAGCTAAAATGGCTGCATTGCTTGGCGCAAAAGCCGGTAATTTGCAATCCAATCAAAACGCCCTAGCAAAGTAACATCATGGACTACCAGCAACTGTTAAACATTGGTCTTAGTGTTGCAATGGCAGTTACTGGCTGGTTTGCCCGTGAATTGTGGGCAGCGGTCAAAGAACTAAAGTCTGATCTTGCTAAGTTGCGTGAAGATTTGCCTAGAGAGTACGTTGCTAAAAATGACTACCGTCAAGATATACGCGAACTAAAAGAAATGATGAGCAAAATCTTTGACAAAATTGACGCAAAGCAGGATAAATAATGGACATTACCGGATTAGGCGCTGTATCTGATTTAGTTAACACTGCCATCAACAAAATCTGGCCTGACAAGACTGAAGCTGACAAACAGCAACTTGCAGCGGCTGTAATGGTAGTGCAGGGACAAATTGATACCAATAAAGCAGAGGCAGCAAACCCAAGCGTGTTTGTCTCAGGCTGGCGTCCATTCATCGGCTGGGTCTGTGGCGCAGCTTGTGGCTGGAACTGGATTGGCTTGCCGATTGCTAAAGTTGGATTGGCATTGGCTGGACATTCTCTTGATTTATCTCCCGCAAATCTTACCGAAATGCTTCCCGTTCTTATGGGTATGCTTGGACTTGGTGGACTTCGTACAATTGAAAAAATAAACGGCGTAGCATCAAAGTAACGTAAATATGTTAAGTTCCTGAAGTTTGCTCTAAAGGATTGACATGAAAGCTGTTATTTCGGATCAAGAGTTTATTGAGTTGTGGAACACCCACCAGTCTCCAACGAAGATTGCAAAAATTACTGGCATCTCCGAGAGAACCGTTTACGCAAAGCGGAATTCCATTCAAGTCTCGCAAAACATAAAGCTTGAAACCAATCGACCCGTACAGTCTCTTGAGCAACCCAGGTACACCTACTCTCCTGTAAGACCAAAGACAGAATTAGGAATTGAAAATGGCACAGTTATTGTTTTTTCTGACGCTCATTTCTGGCCTGGGATACGGACTACTGCTTTTCAAGGTTTATTGTGGGCGATTGAAAAATTACAACCGAAAGCAGTTATTTGCAATGGGGATGCTTTTGACGGTGCATCTATCTCTCGCCATCCACCTCTGGGCTGGACTAGAACACCGAGCGTGATTGACGAACTAAAGGCTTGCAAGGAAATGCTAGGTGAAGTTGTGGTGGCTGCAAAAGAATCACGCCACAATGTTGGTCTTGTGTACACAATGGGCAATCACGATGCTCGATTTGAGATGCGCTTGGCAGCTAATGCACCGCAATACGTACAGACCCCAGGCTTCAAACTAGAAGACCACTTCCCCGAGTGGCAGTTTTGTATGTCAGTCTGGGTGACTGACGATGTAATTGTTAAGCACCGATACAAGGGAGGCATCCATGCCACCCACAACAATACCGTAGGGGCTGGTAAAAGCATCGTAACTGGTCATTTACATAGTCTGAAGGTCACGCCTTACGCAGACTACAACGGCAACAGGTTCGGCGTTGATACGGGTACTCTGGCTGAAATTAACGGGCCACAATTTGACTACGCTGAAGAAAACCCACAAAACCATCGATCTGGCTTTGCCGTACTAACATTCAAAGATGGCAAGTTGCTTTGGCCTGAGTTGGTACACAAGTGGAGTGAGGGGGAGGTGGAATTTAGGGGTGAAGTGATTGATGTAAGTGGCCTTTAAAGGACAAAAAAGCCGATATATGTAACACATACCGGCCTTTTGTTCTTATAGAGCTTTATTCTTGCTCAACTTCAACGCCTTCAATATCTTCAACCAACAACCAGTCGCCAGTCTCAATGTTTAGCCAATACCAAGCCTCATGCTCCTCGTCGTACCAGCAGTAGCATTCTGCGTCTTCGTCGTAGATGTAATCTTCGCTGTCATCAAAGTAGTGAGCAATCTCCTCTGGAATGTCAAACTCATCATCAGCGAAATCTTCATCTTCATCAACAACTTCCAGATTTCCCAACATTTTTGCCATTTCAGCAAGTTCAAAAATTGACTCTGTAGCAAACTCAAAATAGCCAGACTTGTTAAAGTCAACCGTAACAGTAAACATCATAGAATTCTCCAAAATTAGCGCGGCGAAATGCCGCAAAAACATCTTACACCACCATGATTTCAAATTTTAAAGCTGCTTTGTCCCACGTTTTGGCTTCAGAGGGAGGGTTCGTAAACCATCCAAAAGACCCTGGCGGCATGACAAATTTAGGTTGCACAAAAGCAACATGGGAAGAATACGTAGGCCATCCCGTATCTGAAGCAGATATGAGAGCGTTAACGCCAGACATGGTGGCTCCGCTATACAAACGTAAATACTGGGACAAAGTATCTGGCGACCAACTTCCGTCTGGCCTTGACTACGCTGTGTTTGATGCCGCCATCAATAGTGGCCCTGGGAGGGCCGCAAAGTGGCTACAAGAGCTTGTCGGCGTACCGGCTGATGGTTCTATCGGCCCTAAGACAATTGCTGCTGTAGCCGCTTTTAGCCCGCTTGAGGTAATTGCACAGTACAACGACAAGCGCCTGCAGTTTTTGGAAAGCCTTCCTGCCTACTCTGATTTTGGTAAAGGCTGGTCAAACAGGGTAGCTTTAGTGCAATTTGCCGCTAGTCAGCTTGCGTAGTTCTGCCATTGCGTCCCTGAAGTCTTTTTGGGCTTGTTCAATAGCTTCCTGCTGTTCTTGCATTTTCAAATAGGCTTCACAGGCAAAATCAGCAAGGTTTTTGTTGCTCCAGGCGGCAAAGTTTGGCAAATCATTCATTGGGTTTAGGGCAGTTGGGTGGGGGGATAACAACGCACCAGACTGCGCTTACATATTTCTTTTTGCCTTTGGTTTCCCATCGGTCAATGTAAGCGTCTGGCATACACTTCAGGGAACCGATTATAGAACGGTACGGGTTTCCTGTAACACCCTCTAGCTGAACTGCTGTCATTCCATCTTCAGCTTTGCGTAATGCTTCTCTTACTGCGTTTTGCGTTGACTTTCTCACTTAATTGCTTCTTTCTCCTTGTTCCTTTTAGGCAGCGGCAGCCAGCCAAGGCACCACTCGTTGCCCCAGAAGCCGACAATGCACACCCCGCCACGGGTGAGCACCAGCACCTTGGTGTCTTTTGGCGGCGACGGGTCACCAGCGTGTGGGTAAAGAAACTCCCTTCCATCGGCAAAGTAACGCTCAATCATTCTTGTCTTTCTTTTGGGCGCGTATTTTCTTGATTGCTTTCATCTCACCCAACAGCTTGTGATGCAATCCAGCAAGTATCAACAATTCCTTAGTATTGGCCTCGCGCAAGGTCTCCAACTCCACTATCCACTCTCGCATCATCAGCAGTTTGTTCTCTAGCAAAACAACTTTGTCGTCTGGTGTCATGTGTTCTTCTCCTTGGCATAGCCGTTCTTTTGCTTGAGTTTGGCTTCGATGGCTCTGGCATCTAAAAGTTTTGCGTAAGGGTTTACATCCGAGTCCGATGTTCCAATGCGACTAATGGTTTCCCAAATTTCCTTATCCGTCAGCTCTACCCACGGGCGCTGGGGTGGTGATGTGAAAAGTGGCGCAGGATTGTGCTTTGCGGCTTCGTCAAGTTTATCAATCATGCAATGTGAAAAGCCTCCATTGACATTCCAATATGCCACCGGCTCCTGCGCTGGCTGTGCTAGGGCTTTACGGATAATTTCCGTTGCCCCGTATTCGCAATTCCCATCAATTTCTGCTGCTTCAAGCGCCTCAAGCGCCAGCTTCAATGCTTCGTCTTTAGTCATCACAGTTACTTCTTCGCTGGCGCTGATGTGGTATATGTCGCCGTTCTCATCTGTACACACGCTGTACATCCCATCAATATGGTGGAATAAGAGAACCACACCATCACTTAGCATGATCTTGCTATTTCTTGGCACGTTATAGAGTTTCATAGTTCTAGTCCTTGGTCTGATGTTGATATAGTTTCCGATATAAATGTTAGTAGCTGTTCCAAATTCAATGCGCCATCGTGCTTCAGGTGCTGCTTAAGTTCGTAGTGGACTTGCTGCAAGGCATCCCAAGCAGCGCCCGAGTTGATTGTGCTTCGGTACTTGTCCCCGTCTTCGGGGAGATTAAATTCGATTGTGATCTTCATATCAATGCGTCCTCGT